GAAATAGTGCCAGGCATCGAGATAGGCATTGATGAGAGCTGTACCGTTTCTATTGAAGATTACATGAGCGTGCAGAAAGACGCTAACGGTGCCATCCTTAAAACAAAGGTCAAGAATAAGATTACCATGCAGACTTACGAAGAACACGGGCATCTTTCTGATACTTTCCGTTATGTGGTGGCTGACTTATGCCATGAGGAGTACACAGCTTTCAGCAACCGGCGAAAGAGAAATCTCTACGGTAACAAGGGTGCATTTTCATACTACAATCCTGGCACTGAATATGAATATAGTAATAAGATTGTCTACGTTGTGCCCAATGTGAACGGCCGTTTCTTACTTGTTCAGGCGTTCAGGTGTGGTGAGAAATGGCATTTGGTAGATATTGCCTACCGGCAAACTGCCTCGATGGAGGAAATTAAATCTTCAATAAAGGAGCATGAAGCAAGCCTTTATATTGTTGAATGCTCCAATGTCTATTTCCCTATGGTTAGAGAACTCCGGTGTTCACTTCCAGAAGTGAAAGTCGCTAAAGAATATCCTGATGTAGATAAGCGTATAGCTGCTACATCAGATTTCATTAAAGAATACTTTTTGCTTTCTGAGAAGAAACTGGAAGATTCAGATGAGTATGGTAGTTTCTTGGCCAGTCTGTTAGATTACAATATTGATAGTGAAAATAAAGAGGCTAACATTACTTTAAGTGGCTTAGCTTATTACATCATAAAATACTGTTCATAAAAGTGCCCCTTGTAAATGGTTGATATATAACTGTCTATGCTGATTTTGTACTAAATGGTATATGTCAAGATATTTGTATTTCAAAAAATCGGATATCCTTCTGCATATATTTGTTTCAAAAGAAAATCGGATGAGTTGGAGCCTTTTTAAAAAGAAGTCTGAAAATGATTTGAAAGAACCTGCCGAAGAAAAGAAAGTTGTCAATTCGGAATATGATTCAGGTTCTGTAGATTTTATCGTTGAAGAGTTATTTGCTAACCCTTGTGTGTGTAGTCAAAACTATCTTCAATTGTTTGCTTCTATTCCAGAAGTATTTTTCCCTATTGACTATATCGCATCTCGAATTGCCGGTGCTGTATTCAATTTGAAAAAGGTGAAAGATGATAGTATTGTCTGGGACAACCAAAAGGTCAATCAAATTTTGAATAAGCCAAATTGCTTGTTTAGTTGGAAGGAAACTGTCTATTCTCATTTCGTATATAGGCTTTGTACCGGTGATAGTTTTATACGTGCTGCTGTTCCTGAATCATTGATGAGTGCCAAGGAGTTATGGAAATGGTGCTCAAACTATTGGGTATTACCTGCTGATAAAGTCGAAATTATGCCTGTACGTAATTTTATTCCTTTATTTGGTATAGCTGAAACCGAAGATATTATAGACTGCTATCACATGAATTTTGGTTTTAGCTCAGGTTTAAGAATGAACCCTGCTCAAATTCTGCATGATCGTGAAGGGATTCCTTCACTGTATCCGGGCATAAGTTTTTTGCGTGGTACCAGCCGCTTGAAATCTCAGTCAAAACCGATCAGTAATTTAATAGCTGTCTATGAAGCAAGAAACGTGATTTATGTGAAACGTGGAGGGCTTGGTTGGTTAGTTTCTGCAAAAAAAGACGAGACAGGAACCATTGCAATGACGCCAGATGAGAAGAAGGAACTCTTACAAGAACATAATAAAACATACGGGATAGGAAGAAGTCAGTTTCCTTATGGTTTTTCTAATATTCCGTTAGATTTTCTCCGGACAAATCTTTCAATTCAGGAGTTACAGCCATTTGAGGAAACCCTTGCGGATGCTATTAATATATCCGGGGCATTTGGTATCCCTGCTGAACTCGTACCTCGTAAAGACCAGTCTACTTTTAACAATCAAAAGACAGTTGAAAAAAGCGTGTATAGTTCTGTAATTATACCCATGGCTACCGGATTCTGCAAGGATATTACGGAGTTTCTGGGGCTTGAAGCTGACGGACTTTATATAGACTGTGACTTTAGTCATGTTGACTGTCTGCAGGAAGGTAAGAAAGAGGCCGAAGATGTCAAAACCAGTATTTCAGGAAGATGTAGAGTCGAATTTCTTTCCGGTATTATCTGCCTGAACGATTGGAGAGCACAAATTGGAGAAAGTAAGGTTGAAATCCCGCTATATAGTAAACTGATATTCGAGATGTCGCCTGACGAGATAGAGAAAGTAAAAACGATGTTGAACTTAACAACAAAAAGTGTAGATGGAGAATTACAAAAACCTTCTGTGCAAAACGAAGGCAAATGATGTTGATGAAAAAGGTGTTGTTACAGTAGCTGTTAACGGCATTGGTGTTAAGGATTCACAGGATGATATTTCAATGCCTGGTTCTTTCAATAAAACGTTGAAAGAGAATTTTAATCGTATGCGTTGGTTCTTAAACCATAGAACTGATCAACTCTTAGGTGTTCCTCTTTCTGGTGAAGAAAAGGAAAATAATCTTGTGATGGTCGGGCAGATTAATCTCAAAAAACAGATGGGGCGCGACACTTTGGAAGATTACAAACTGTATGCTGAGAATGGTCGAACTCTTGAACATTCTATTGGTGTCAAAGCGATAAAGCGCGATGAGGCAGATCGAAGAAAAGTAAAGGAATGGTTCATGGGAGAATATTCGACTTTGACCGCATGGGGGAGCAATCCTCAAACGTTTCTGGTTGATATTAAGTCTGCCACGAACGAGCAGGTAAAAGATGCTATAGAGTTTATACGGAAGTCCTTCCATTTCAGGTATTCTGACGAACGTTTAAATGCTTATGATATGCAGCTGAATTTAATGCTAAAAGCACTTAGTGGTGCTCCTATAGTGACTTGTCCACATTGTGGCTATGAGTTTAACTATGATGATGTTCCAGAAGTAACTTATTCTCAGCAAGTGTTAGAACTTGCTGCACAATATCACCGGTGGATTACGGAGGATATTGTACGTGAGGAAATGAATAAGCTTACCCCGCAAATCAGGGAACAGGTTATTGCCATTCTTGACACACAGAAAATGCTGGATGTTAAGTCTATGGATAATATCTCGAATTATGTACGTTGCCCTCATTGCTGGGCAAGAGTCTATAAAAGTAATGCAGTTATCAAAGATGAGTCAACAGATACTTCACCTAAAGGTAGCAATGAGCCGTCGAATGACACTCAGACCCTGCCAACAGGAGCCAATGAAGTAACTATTGATACAGAGAAAGCCGCTGATACCAGCACTTTCTTCCATACTCTGAATGATTGCTTTGTCGAACAATAAATTGAAAAAAATTATGTCTTTAAAGAAATTTACTGTATCAGATTTTAATCTGAAAACTGACCATCTGCCGACTGAGCAGAAGTTGTTCATGGAAAACATTGCTGGTATGATGTGTGATGTCATGAATAAGTCTCTCGAAGGAATGCTTGCTCCCAATGAAGTGACTGAGAAGTTCACTGAAATCAACAACCTGCTGAAAGCTTACGACGGTGAAAAGTTTACCCAGCTTATCAAAGATAATGAAACACTTGTTGAGCAGGTCAAGAATCTGGGTGAAAGTATTGAGAAAATGAAACAGAAAGGCTTATCAATGGAGACTATCAACAAATTCGATGAAAAATTGAATGAGATGTTAGACTCTGAGAAATTTGCAGATTTTGTTTCCGGCAAGACGCGTAAGTCCGGTTCATTTGATGGCTTCTCTTTGAAAGATGTTGTCTCTATGACCGACAACTATACCGGCGAATTGTTGATTACCCAACAGCAAAAGCGTGTAGTTAGCCAGGTCTCAAATAAACCGTTGCATATGCGCGACGTGCTTACTACTTTGCAAGGTGACCCGGCATTCCCTCAGTTGGCTTATGCCCAGGTGTATGATTTTGACCGTAATGCACGGTATGTTACTGAGAATGGTAGATTGCCTGAATCGAGCATTAAGGTGAAGGAACAACAGACTGGAACCAAACGCCTTGGTACACATATTCGCATTTCCAAGCGTATGCTCAAGAGCCGTGTCTATATTCGTTCTTATATCCTTAATATGCTTCCTGAAGCTGTATGGATGGCTGAAGACTGGAATATTCTGTTCGGTGACGGCAACGGTGAGAATCTGCTTGGTATTACTAACCATATCGGCGTTACTTCAGTTGAGGACATTATCAGTAGCGCGATTGTAACTGGGAGTGCCGGTTCGGTTAAAGCTGTCGCAGGGCAAAATGACAACAAAGATATCATCATTGAGTTTGCCAATCCTCAGGACCTGATTATTGATGGTATGACAATCACTTTTGCCCATGCAGCAGTGAATACCGATCTTAGTACTGCACACCCTATCGTAAAGATAAACGACCGTCAAATTCTCATTGAGGGTGTCGCATATAAAGGTGCAGAGACTGCTCTTGCTGAAATGACATTTACCGTTAATAATGCTGCGTTCAAAAACATCGAAGAGCCGAACTCAGAAGATGTAGTGAAGACTGCTTTCGCTGTAATGACGTACGCTCAGTATTATCCGAACGCCATAGTTTTGAATCCGATTACAGTGAATGCTATCGAATCTGAAAAAGATACTACCGGGCGAAACTTGGGTATTGTTTCAATGCGGAACGGTATGAAATGCATAGCTGGACGTCCTGTTATTGAATATCAGGGTATCATGCCTGGAAAATATTTGCTTGGAGATTTTAATCAGGCTTCCAACTTGGTTGATTATTCTTCATTGACTCTTGAGTGGGCCGAAGATGTTGACACCAAATTATGTAACGAAGTTGTCTTGATTGCTCAGGAAGAGGTTATATTCCCTGTTTATATGCCTTGGGCTTATGCTTATGGTAATCTTTCCTCTTTGAAAGCTGCAATCACCAAAGCAAAACCGTAAGATATGAAGTACATTCTTGATGGAAACGAAAAGGATGTTACCAATGTGATTAAAGAACAACGCATTCGTATAGGTAGGGGATTGATTTCATTCACCCCTATCTCTGAGTGTGGGCTTATCACTGAGGAAGATGCCCGTAAAGCTATGGATGAGAAGTTAGCAGAACTGGCTGCATCCGTTGAAGAGAATCAAAGCCTGAAATTGCAAATAGCAGACTTTGAGTTGAACATTAAAGAGAAGGATGCTCTCATTGCTTCTCTTACTACTGAACGTGATAAGTTACAGGCAGGTACAACCGAGTGTGAGGTAATGAAGGATAATAAAGAATTGTCTGTAAGTGACTCTAAGAATCTTACTACTGAAGACTCTAAAAGCTCGGTAACGTCTGATGATAAGACTGTCAATGTAGAAGAGAAGAAAAGAGGGCGTCCAGTTACCCGTAAAACTGAATAACTATGTTGATTGATGTTTCATATTTCCTCTCCGGCCCGCGGCATATTGCTAATGCGACATTGGCAGAACTTCCCTCGCAAGACTCCATTGCCGTGAATGATATGATAGTGGCGTACATAAAGGAGTACCAGCCGCAATTTCTTTCTGGTATGTTGGGAAGTAAACTTTCTCGTGAAGTTACTGATTACCTGGAATTGATTGAGCAGGAGGAAGAGGAAACCGAGGAAAATAAGAACGAAGAATCTGCCTCAGTCTCAGAATCCAAATATGAGTCATTATGCAAACGCATACGTGATTCATATGCAAACTATGTATTCTTTCACATTCTCCGAGATGCTAATACACAGGCAACAATCAAAGGGCTTGTACGCCTGAAGAGTGACAATACCTATGTCTCGCCTTTCCAAAGGCAGGTTAGTATTTGGAACGATATGGTAAAGAAGAACCGGGAGTTCGTGAGGTGGGCCTCTTCAAAAGATTATTCTTTTACGGTAAGCATCGACAGCAATTTATTAACCCCTATCAATGCTTTCAATTTATGACAGATACCGATATCATAGACATATTCGCTGATGTGGTAAAGAAGATTCCGGAAGAACTTGAAGTTATCTATACTGATAGTAAAGGTGCTAAGAAGGTTATTAAGAATCTACCGATCAACTTTGTATTTGGAAGTGGCCAGTATGTTAAGGACATGCTGGACACAACCACAAAGTCAGATAATACTTCACCTTCAAAGTTTCCATTAATAGCCTTGTTCTGCCCGATCACTGAGGAAAGGAATAGCATAGATTACTTCGCAAAAGCAAAGGTGTCGTTGATAATAGCTTGTTCCTCCAACAATGAGTGGAGTAATGAGAAACGTCATGAAACGTCATTCAAGAATATTCTTCGTCCGATTTATAACCGGTTGATTGAAGTTCTGCTAGAAGATGATAGGTTTGATTGGGGTTATGGAAAAGTGAATCATGGTTATTCAGAAAACTATTCTTATGGCAGATATGGAGCTTACACGGAAAAAGGCGATGCAGTAAGTGAACCTATAGACGCCATAAATATAAAAAGTATGGAAATTACTATTAATAATCCAATTTGTAGATAAAATGAGAAAGATTAGAACCTGTGAGAGTGCGTTGTTTAATACTGGCGGCTCTACATGTCAGATTGATTGGGGCAGAGTAAAGGGCTGTATCATTGTTGAGAAAGGTCAGAAATTACCTGCTGAACTAACAAAAGATGCACTTGAAGAACTGTGTCATGCAGACCGTCCGGGTAGAGTGTATCCGATTCCTTCATTTGTAGAATATGCGAAGAATGGCGGTGAACCCCAGGTGAACGCAGTCGGCTACGGGCCAAGTCAATACAATGGGATGAGTGCAGAAACGGAAACATTCACTTTGCCAAAGTTTGACGAAACGCTTAATGCTAAGCTGCTGCAATCTGCTACAAAGGAGTGGGATGTCTATTTCTATGATGATAAGTTCTTGTATGGGTATAATGATGGCACAGACGTGCTTGCGGGTATGCCGATGTCAACGATTTATCCTACTGTAACTCCCTTCTCTACAAGCTCTTCAAAATCAACTATGACAGTTAGTTTCTGCCATACTGATATTGAGGATCTGTTGATGAACGTTGATTTCATCAAACTTGATTTTAATATTAAGAACGGACTCAAAGGCCTTACAGAAGTAGAACTTGTCAGTAAGGAATCGAACAAGTACAAGTTGATTGAGAAAATCGGAGGGTATGACCTTACACCTTTGCACGGTGGAGCCATAGCTAAAGCCGCTGCCGAAGTTTTGAACGGTGCTACATCGGCTACTTATGCAGATGGAATTCTTACGGTGGTGCCTGCTGATGGTGGTGGAACAGTCTCTCTGAAAGCTCCTTCAGTATTGTATGAGAATGGTATTAAATACATCGAGGGGGTATCAGCATGATCATTGAAGGTGTGACCTTTATTGAGCCGGCAGTAAAGGCTATGAAGAAGTCCGACTTCATTGATAAACATATGCCGGTTATTTGGCAAGACCGCCCGGAGGATGATCGTAATAAAATGCTTTCTGATACTTACGATCTGATTAAGAAAGGAAAGGTTAAGGCTAAAGAGGTAAAAGAGTGATAAACGAGGGGGATGAGGGATTGATTTCACATCCCCCTTTTTCTTTAAAGGTATGGCCAGTATAGATGAAGTATATGAAGTGATCCATAAGATTAATACCGGTATCAAAAGAGAATGCCTTGCGTGCATGGAGGATAACAGTAATGTTATAGAGTCTTTGGTGCGTGAACAGCTTTACAGTGGTATGAATGGAAAGGATAGGTTGCTTAGTCCGGATTATGATAATGATCCGTACTTTAATGAGCCTGGACCTTGGTTGCATCGGGCAAAGAGCTACAAGAAGTGGAAGAATGAAATTACCCCACCGATTGAGTCAGAAGTTCTATTCCTGCCACCGCGTCCGGTGGAAGTTCCCAACTTGTACATAACTGGTAAGTTTCATGATAGCATACAAGCGCGGTTATCCGGTGAAGTCATGGAGATAAAGACTATTGGTTTCAATGAGGGCCCGGACATTGAGAAGAAGTACGGTAGTGAAATCTTAGAGCTTGGTGATACCGCAAAGAAATACTTCTCTGAGCGTATTCTTCGTCCCTGGCTGGAAAAATTCATAGCTAATAGCGGTTACAGATGAGTTGCGGTTGTGATAACAAAAAAATTATGTGCGAGTATGCCCATGTAAGTGAGCTTGCACGAAAGGCTGCCATATTGGAACAGTGCATCTATGCAGTGTATAAAAGACGGGATGGTACGTATGGCTTCGATAAGGCAGATAGTGAGATAGATGGTGAAATTGTTGAATTTAGACATTATTTGTGATGGGAGAATTTGGAATAAGTGGTTTAATAAAGGCTGGTGAACTTGAAGCACTTGATCAGTGCGATGTAAAGTTGATCAAGATAAAGAATACCTATGTCGATGTGGCAAAAGAGCTTGCCAAAGGCATTAAAATGGAGATAGAGACTCCTAAAGAGCTTGACAAGTTATTTGCATTGTATTCTGCTCAGGTAGCGACTGCAGAGAAAACGAACACTGAATTTAATGTGACTCTTGATAAACAAAAGAAAGTGCTTCAGGAGGTCGCAGATAATTTGCAAAAGCAAGCATCAGCAAGTGATTTATCAGCCAAAGATATGAAGCAACTTGCTGATGCCAATGCAAAGAATGCCGCTGCACTGGAAAAGGTAGCAAAAGCGGAGTTGGCCGCTACAAAGGCGCAGAACTCTGGTAATAGCACAAGAAGAAATGCCAATATAAGCGAGGAGGAAAGGCTTCGTATAATTAAGGATGCCATTACTCTTACTAATCGGGAGGTGCACAGTATTATAGAGGCTGAGACAGCCAATAAACAATTAAGGCAGGCTGTTAAACTTCTACGGGATACAGATGCAGACTACATCACCATATTGGCACGGCTTAATTCTACGATCGATACCAATTCCAATTATTCCAAGAAGAACTCTGATGCACAAACACGGCAGAAATTAACTGTTGGTGCATATCGCGAGGAGGTGAAACTTGCAATTCTTGAAATAAATAAAGGCAATAATGCTTTGCAGAGTTTTGGAACAATTGCCAGCAGTACGGGGAAAATGCTCAAGAATCAGTTTTCTCCTGAATTGAGTAAGATCGGAGGGAATGTGAAAACTCTTATTTCAGGTTATGTGGGTGCTCAGGCTGTAATAAATGGTATAGTAGCTTCATTTACAAAGTTACGTCAAGGGGTAGGGGATGTCGTTAATTTTGAGTTCTCCATTAGCCGTCTTGCTGCGATTCTGGGAACTACTTCGGATAAAATTAATGATTTAACTCTTGATGCAAAGCGACTTGGTGCTACCACTAAATATACAGCTTCTCAGGCCGCAGAACTACAAATTGAGTTAGCTAAATTAGGTTTTACTAAAAAGGAAATATTAGAATCCACTGAGTATATTCTTCGATTTGCACAAGCAACAGGTTCAGAATTATCTGAAGCTGCTGCTTTATCCGGTGCCGCTTTACGCATGTTTAATGCAGATACGAGAGAAACAGAACGATATGTGTCCGCAATGGCAGTAGCTACTACAAAAAGCGCATTATCATTTTCATATTTGGCTACTGCTATGCCAATAGTAGGGCCGGTCGCAAAAGCATTTAATTTCACAATAGAAGATACTTTGTCTTTATTAGGAAAACTTGCAGACTCAGGCTTTGATGCATCAATGGCTGCTACTGCTACGCGTAATATTTTTCTTAATTTGGCAGATGATTCAGGCAAGTTAGCCAAAGCTTTAGGGCAGCCTGTTAAAACTCTTCCTGATTTAGTTGCTGGACTTTTGAAACTGAAAGAGCAGGGAGTTGATTTGAATACAACACTGGAACTTACGGATAAGCGTAGTGTTGCAGCTTTTAATGCTTTCCTAACCGCTGCTGATAAAATTATTCCATTACGAAATCAGATTACTGGTGTTGATGAAGAGCTTGCAAAAACAGCTCGTACAATGGGAGAGAATATTAAAGGTGAGCTGGCGAATTTGAGTTCTGCCTGGGAGTCATTTATGATAACCTTGTTAAGAGGCACTGATACTATTTCGAGTGTTTTAAGTGAGTTTACGGGGCTTATCCGTTCTATGCGTGAGGCTATTGCTACTGAAGACGAATTGGCTGCCGAAAGACTTGCTAATGCCCAACGTAATGGACAACAAGCCGCAAAGCAGGATAAGGAATGGGTTCAATCAAAATTGGATAGCATAGAAACAGTTGCCCTCCATTATAGAAAAGGAGGTGTAGAAGGTACTGAGGCTTTTGAAAAAGCAAGAGCCGAACAACTTAAAATACTTGAGAGGTCATTAGGACAAGAAGAAGCGAGATTACAACTTTATACTAAACGCAATCAAAAACAGTGGGAAGAATATAATAATCGTAGTTTCTTGAAGCAAGGTTTGGGACTTCAAAAGTCAACAAAAGAGATGAAAAAGGATATTAATGAGTCATTTAATCTTATAGAAGAACAAACAGTCTTTATATCCAGTATAAAAGAAAAAATGGAGCAAATTAAAGGACTGACTAATGATTATCAAGTAGATAATAATAGTAATTCCTCAACAAAGCAACTCTCCGATAAGGAAAAACGTGAATTAGAGAAAGCTGCTGCTGAAAAACTGAAGATTCAAGAAACCTATCAAGCCTCTGTACTGGCTTTAATGAATGAGGGGTTAGATAAGGAATTGAAAAAAATAGGTCTTGATTATTCAAAGAAGATTGCCGCAGTCAAAGGTTATAGTAAAGAAGAAATTGCTACTCGGGAGAACCTGGCTAAAGAGATGCAAAATGCTATTCAGCGTTTCTCCATCCAGTATAACGCCAACCGAGAAAAGCAAGATATTGCCAATTCTCTTGAAGTAGTTCAGAAGGGCTCAAAGGAAGAACTTGCATTGAAGCTCCGGCAACTGGATTTACAGCGTGAAGCTGAGATTGATGCGGCAGAAAAGACAGGTGAGGATGTGTTTGCCATCGATCAAAAATATAGCAATAAGAAGCAACTGATACTTGAAGAGAATGCCGCTTATCAGATACAGTTTATTGCAGAGAATGCGGCAGCCGAACAAATCATTCGTGACCAGACCTATCAAGCTGACATGCTCTCTTTGAAAAAACAACTTGCAGAAAAGAAAATTACTCAGAGGGAATATGCCGAGCAGGAATACCAACTTACATTAGATTATGTCCGGAAGTCGAACGAAGCTGCCATTGATGCCCTAGAATTGGAACTTAAAACAGATAACCTTAGTTCTGATGATAGGGCAAAGATTGCTGAAGAGCTCCAAAAGTTGAAAGCTGAGCTTGCTCAGAAAGAGGCTGAGGCTGAGATTGCCGCTATTGAGAAAGTAACTAAGGCTGACGAAAAATCTCATAAAGATAGAATGCGTAGCCTGCAAGATTGGTTGCAGACTGCTCAACAGGCAATAGGAAGTATTGGAGATCTCATTGCAACTGTTTACGATGGCCAGATAACCAAGATTGAAGATGAGCAGGACGCTAACAATGATGCCTACGATCAGGATATTGAGAGAATTGAGAAAAAAGTCGAGTATGGTCTTCTCACAGAGGAAGAGGCTGAGGTTAAGAAGCGTGCTGCTAAAGAAAAAACGGAGGCAAAGAACCGTGAATTGGAGAAGAAAAAACAAGAGTTGGCCCGGAAACAAGCTATCTGGGATAAGGCTACCAGTATTGCGCAAGCCGGTATCGCCACAGCGTTAGCGATTACTAAATCGCTACCTAATTTTGTGTTAGCTGCCATTGTCGGAGCAATGGGAGCTATTCAAGTTGCCACTATTGCCGCTACCCCTATACCATCATACGCAGAGGGTACGAAAGACGGTGCTCATCCTGGGGGAAAAGCTCTCGTAGGTGATGCCGGCAAACGTGAAGTTGTAATGTATAAGGGGATGGCATGGATTACTCCTGATACCCCTATGCTTGTAGATCTTCCGAAAGGTGCTCAGGTCTTTCCTGATGTCGATGATTTCGGTTCCCTTGACTGGCAGAATAATAGTTTTGCTCCGATGTTCTCTTTCCTTCGTAACAGTGAAAAGGGTGGGGCTGGCACTACTGTTTATAACGACTATTCCGGTCTTGAACGCCGGATGGATATGACGAACAACCTGTTGGTACAGTCTATCAAACAACGTAGGAGAGAGGCTTATAAAAGAGAATTTGACTTATACATATTGAGAAATTCATGAAAACAAGATTGAATGAAATATCATTAGCGCAGTTTATAGAACTGCTGTGTGGCAATTACTGTTTGCTATTAGATGATGGTGATCAAGTTAACAAAGAAGAGCTTGAAAGATGCGCTCATTCTCTTATCGCATCATATCGCTTTATTGCCGATAAATCAGGAATGAGAGCTTTTATTGCGAAAAAAGAAGAAGCGATAAAATGTAAAATGAAAGTCTTCTTTCTCCGGATATGTACCACTCTTGTTATGCAACAGGCGTATGAGGATATACGTTCCTTACTTGCCATGATTGATGAGGATGTTTCCGGTGTGAGCGATGACAACCTCAAAGATAGAGTTGCTGATTTGCTGAGATATGCTACCTTTGAACAGCATCGTAATGAGGAAGTAAATGCAGATCCGGAGAAAACTAAAGAGAAGTCTTCGCCAGATGATATACGTTCTTATTATGACTCAGAAATTGCATTTATTATGACATACATCAAAATGCACATTGATATGCATCAGATTAATGCTGCTGTGTATGCCAATATTGTAAACCAGGTGAATGTTGACATAATGAATAAGAGGGGAACATTTAGATAGCATAAATATTTTTTTTAATGCTATCGGACTTTTGATGAACTCATTAGTAATTCTTTTTACGAACTACTAATGAGTTTTCTTATGCAAAAAACAAGCATTAAATGCGGCATTGACCATTTAGGTTATTGCAAGCTGTTACAAAAACTAAACTCTATTGAGAGTAAATGTAATCGGATAATTCTTGAATTGTCCGAAGTAAAGGACCTTGTTTCCTCCAAACCTTCTGTTGATAGACTCATAGAGTCTTTGGAGCAGTCTGCCAATGATTTATACGAGCAGAGTGTCAGACAGCGAGAATTTGTAGAACAAAGCATGGCTGGTGAAGTTACCATGCGCATTGTGAGGAGGAATGAATATGGACTTTGAGAAGGAAATTGCTTTGCTCTATCCCTGGATCGTAAAGGTTGCAAGAAAGTATTGTTGGTCTATACAAGATGCCGAGGATCTGGCGAATGATACAGTTTATAAAGCCTTGCTGAACAAAGACAAGTTCGAGAGTGGCAGACCATTGAAACCCTGGTGCGAAGTGATTATGCAAAACACTTATATAACCAACTATAACCGCAAATCTATCATTCGCTTTGTTGACTATGATGATGTTTGTCAAGTTGTGTCTCTACGCTTAGCATCAGAAAGGGCTTTATTCCATGAAATCTTATCTGTAATCCGGCAATGTGCGTTTAAATCATGTTGTATAGAGTGTGTCTTATTATATGCTAAGGGTTATTCCTATGATGAGATAGGCCGGTTACTTAATATTCCTACTACTACAGTACGTAGCCGTATCTCTTTTGGCAGAGAAATATTGAGGCGTGAGTTGGGCTAAGTTAAATACCGTTTATGTGGTGCAAATGGCTATTAATCAGATTGCTAATTACGCTCAAAAACGTTATCTTTATAGTAAATAATAATCAAAGAATTTATAATTATGGATGTATTAGAATACTATACAATGAGAAAAGAAAAGAGTACACAAGATATTTCAACTCTTATTGCAGAAGTCAAAACAGCGCTTACTGATACTCAAGTATATCTTGATAATCATTCTGATGAGATTAATAAAATCACCGAGATAAAGCTGCTTGCTAATCGGTTGAATAGCTGTCTATCTAAGATAGATTCAGAATCTGCCAAGCTCGAAACATTAAAAGAAGTTTGCCTCTCTTTATCTTTAGAGAGAGGCGGCAAGTAAATTCCCCCCTTAATTTGTGCCTGTTGTAATGTGTTGATTATAACTTGATTGTGCCTTTTTTGTCACAATTATATAATGTCAAGATAAATGCTAACCTATTTGTCGGTTAGCATTTTCTATATATTCGCTGCAAAGGAAAATGTATGAACAGATATATTCTAATCATCAATGGTACGGCTCATATTATTAATGAGGATTGCATTAGTAATTGGGATGAGATTAATATCTCACTGAAACGAAATGATTTCAGTGGGATTATCCGTTCATTCAGTTCAAAGTTTGAGTTTGCAGGGAAAGCATATAACCTTTTACTTAATGAATACCGGACCAACTATTTGAACGCTAATGCTCAGATAGAGATATATACTATTGATAACGATAAGAGTAAAAGGTATCTCTTTGGTAGTTATCTGGATTTTGGCTCATTGGAATATGATGATAGTATTGTCTATATCAATGCTATAGATAGTACTCTTGCTGCTAAGATTAAGGCAAAGAAGAGCACTCAGTACGAATATCTTGTAAGTGAATTAAAGGAAGAAAAGACTCTCAATTATGATCGTTTATTGATGCTGAATACATTTAACTTCGACATTGATAACGATGAATATATATATCCTTCTGGTACGTCTCAGGCTAATACGAATATTGATGTCTATGTTGTAGATACTAATCCAGAAGTGTATGTCGGTGATTTTATAACACCGTACCATGAATCTGATGGTGCTTATTATGGCAATACTAAAGGTGTTTTCATGAAATTGTTTGCTTTACCTCCACATGGCTTATACATGGATTTGAGCTGTGATATAACCATTTCATCAGGTACCGGATCGTTTCAAGTTGAATATCAAAAAATGGTTGGTGGAGCACCTTCAGGAGGTGCTGTGAACGGTTCACATACAAGTGGTATCAAAGCTGGAAGCGTGTATCATTATAATGAAAAAGGTCTTGTCTTGGTAGATCCGGCAAAGAATGAATCAGGGAAAATCGGTATGGTTTATAGAATCTACCTTAATACTGAAGCTGGGGTAAGAATCAAGATTGAGAATTTTAAAATGTCTGTTTATTACATGGCAAAAATGCAATCAGAACGTATTGATGTCATAAAGCCCGATGTGCTTCTTAACCGCTTATTGAAGAGCATAAATGAAGAAAATGAGGGCTATGTAGGCGAAATAGAATATGAAGATGATACTCGGCTATCCTCCACTGTGATAATGGCGGCAGAGAGTGCCAGAGGCTTGGATGGGGCTAAAATATATACTTCCTTCAAGCATTTCTCAGATTGGATGGAGGTTGTCTACGGCTATGTACCGGATATCGCAGAAAATAAAGTTGTTTTTAAGAAGCGCACTTCTTTGTTTCATTCTGAAGTACAAAAGCGAATAAGCTATACTGGAATGGATTTTAAGGTAAAAGTGAACTCATCGCTTATTTACTCTTTACTGAGAGTCGGTTACGATAAACAAGACTATGACAGCATTAACGGGCGCGATGAGTTCCATTTTACGAACGAGTATGACACTGGGATAACCATCACTGATAAGGCTCTTGAACTGATAAGTCCTCTTCGTGCAGATCCTTACGGAATCGAATTTTTGGTAAGTAAGCGTGGTAAAGATACAACTGATAATGAGAGTGACAATGATACTTTCTTTGTCGGGGCCCATTTGAAAGAAAACGCTGAATCTTATGAGCTTGTACGAGAAGGATATAAAGTATCTGGAATAATTTCATCATCAACCATGTTCAATGCCATGTTCTCACCTCGTTCTATCATCGAAGCTAATAAGGAATACATCGGTTCATTTGTCAAGTCATTACGCTTTGCTTCTTCATCAGGTAACAGTGATATTCGGATTAATGATGTTGCCGAGAACTCGGATATTGAACTAACAGATCCTTTGTTTACCGTGAGTACTCTGAGTATTAGTACTGCTGACGGTGGAATACCATCGGATGTGAATGCACTGGTCGAGGTTGATAGGAATAGCCTGTTATATACTTGCTTCATAAACGAGCTAAAATACAAGATTGGGCACTATGAAGGGGTTGATTATAATCTGCAAATTAAAAGTATTGGTTAGTTATGATAAAGATATCACCATTTACTCCACTTTTCTTTAGTCCATCCTCTGATAAATTCGGGGCTGAGAGTAGGTACATACAGTTGTTTGCACCTACCGATAACATATTCATAGAGGTTATTACCACTACTGAGTATAAGATGAATGGCTTACTGAAAAATCATGTTGATGGTACCAGCAGGGAAATTGAGTTTCAATTCTTTTCTTTGAAAGATGGTTCTACAGTCTTTCATTCAACGATTACCGGGCTGGCACCTGGTTATTATTCAATTTCTGTAGGCGATCAAGAATGCAATGTTTTCAAAGTTACGGATGATGAGCACGAGTTGGATAAGACTACTCTCATTCGCTACTCTATGCGTAGTAATAAGCAGAGGAATGATTGCATATTCTGGAATGGTGAAGAGCAGTTTTATTTTGAATTCCGTGCACCTGGCGGCTTTAAAGATGATGATTGGACATTTGCCGTCAACAATGAGCAGTTTGAAATTTCTAATGGAAATATCGTTGAACTTTTTGCAGTAGAGAGTACGCAGAAGAAGTTTACCCTTGGTAATGCTGAGGGGTGTCCTGTCTGGTTTGCAGAGCATCTGAATCGGATACTGTGTTGCTCGAACGTGTATTTCAATGGCGTGCGATTTGTCCGTAAGGGGAATAGCGTACCGGAAATGACTCAGGAAATTGTGTCATTGAAGAGCTATATTTTTAAAGTGTCTTTACAGGGTATGGTTGACAATATAGATGTTGATTTCCCTGAAGGTGGTGAAGAAGAAGGTGGTGAAACAGGGGGAGGCGGGGAGGGGTATGTTTATTTGATAAAGCTCAATGATACTGTTGTTCCTACCGATAGGAACACCTTTTCTGCGTTGAGAATACTTGCCGAGATTGATAAGGCGATTAAGGCAAACAATGAAGGGTTAGGAGACAAGTTTATCAGCAAAAAGAATGATGATTATGCAGAAGGTATAATCACTTTCTTGAAAGACATCATAGTAAAAGGGCCTATTAAGGCTTTGAGCAAATTAACGGTAGGCGAAAGCATCATTGATTCATTGATAGCGGGCAAGGGCATAATCGCAGAAGATGGACGAATACAGGCTGACCGCATGGAGTTGC